TACTGATAACGATTCTAATACCGTTTCTAAGGCTGCTAGATTTGATGCAGATTTGACTTCTGGATCCGATCAGGTTTATGTTGTTAGAATTCCGGTGGCAAGTTTTGTGACTACTAATGGTAGTAATATTAATCGTGATAATCTGGTTGCACTTACTGTTTCTTCATCTGCTGGTGTCGGTCAGTTCGAAGGACCGAATAATGGCGATCCAGGCTCTGGTCAGGTACTAACTCAGCTGCGACGTTTGACGTTCCTTGACTCTAGTGATAGAGTTAACATTGTTGCTGTTCGCAGCGGTGGTGGAGGCACTTTGGCTACTGACATGACGTCAGTTTCTGGTTCGCATACTTGGACTTTCCCAATTCAGGATAGCATTACAAATGTTGGATCTCGTGCGTTGGGCTCTGTTGTTGGTACGGATGATTGGGGGCTTGAGAATAACACTGCGATTCCTGAGATTGACATCAAGGTTGATTCAGTCTCGATTACCGCAGTCACTAAGAAGCTCAAGGCAAAGTGGACTCCTGAACTTGGTCAGGATCTTAATGCTTATCACAATCTCGATGCAGAGGTTGAGCTTACATCGATTCTTTCTGAGCAGATTGCTCTAGAAATTGATCGTGAGATTCTTAATGATCTGGTTGCCGGCGCAAAGGCTGGTACGTATTACTGGGCACGTTCGCCGGGACTGTTTGTGAATCGCACAACCGGTACTGAAATTGGTGCATCTTCGGCTGCTCCGGATTTCACCGGTACTGTGTCTGAGTGGTATGAGACGCTTGTTGAGACAATCAACGACGTGTCTGCTCAGATTCACCGCAAGACTCTTCGCGGAGGCGCGAACTTCCTTGTTACCAGCCCCGAGGTTGCTAACATTCTAGAGTTCACTAGCGGTTTCCGTGCGAATCTTACTGCTGACGCTGATAAGGGTACCGTTGGTGCTGTTAAGGCTGGTACGGTGAGTAAGAAGTGGGATGTTTGGGTTGATCCTTACTTCCATCGCAACCTTGTTTTGGTTGGACGTAGAGGCAATAGCTTCCTTGAGAGTGGCTATGTTTATGCTCCTTATGTACCACTGCAGGTTACTCCCACTATCTTCGGTACGGAAGACTTCGTACCACGTAAGGGTGTCATGACTCGTTACGGTAAGAAGATGGTACGTCCTGATATGTACGGCTTGGTTGTTGTACGAGGACTTCTTGGTGAGGCTGGTGCAACTAGCTAAACCTAACTAATTTAATTTAGTTTTAAAGCCCCGGCTTCCTTGTGAGGTCGGGGCTTTCTTTTTAAAAGCGAACATGTCAAAAAATTTTATTCAAGTAATTTTTGATATTTGAATTGTGTGCACTATTTATAACCGAAAGGAGAAACACCTTTCGTTAATTGACCTAATATACTATAAGGAGAAACATATTATGGGAACTAAAAGAGTAGGTTGGGCTAGAATTAAGAGCCTGATTAACGAAAACACAAATGCATTAAAAATTCAAAGAAATCCGATTAAAGTAATTACTACTGATACGGTTTTAACAGCTGCCGATAGCGGCAAAATAATCTTTTTAGATGCGGACGACATCGAGGTTACATTGCCCTACCCAGTTTCACTGGGAATGAACTTCAGAGTTATTATGGCAGATAATTACGCCAACAACCCTTCTACAGTAACTTCTTCCGCTGCCTCAGTAACATATTTTCGGGGTGCTATTTCCACTTCTACATCCGATCACCTTCCTGGTGAAAATCCAGTTGCCGGAACGAGTGATAATTATTTGGGAGCATCTTTTGGTGCTACTTCTATTGCCGGTGATTGGATAGAGTTTATTGGTGGTGACAGTAATACTAATTCATGGTTTGTTAGTGGACATGTCTCGGCGTCAAATGGCGTCACGTTCTCTGTTTAATTACTTAGTTTTACATTTTTGATTAATTGCCCCCTTTCTTTGATCGGGGGTTTTTTTATTTAAAATACTATTTATTGTGAAAAAAGGGAGGTACTTATGGGTAAGAAAAGAAGAATGACACATTCAGGAAAATTTAAAAATAAACTTTCCTCACACCCAAGAACAAAAATAATAAAAACAAGTTCCAGCTCAGTAAATGAATCGTTAAATGTGTTGGTTGAATCACCGGCAGACAGTGTTGAAATTAGTTTAGCTTCTCCGGTGTTCGAAGCGGTTGAAGTGCCAAAGACACAAGAACCTTTTCCACAATTAGTTGTCGCTGTCCAGCCAGAGCCAGAGCCAGTTGCTGTCCAGCCAGAGCCAGTTGTTAAAAAACAGACTCGTGCAACAGCTAAAAAGTCTAATACTAGGAAAAAGCCCTATAGTTCTACAACTAAGAAAAGAAGAGCAGCTTCTAGATCTAGGACTAGCTCTTCAGAAAGAGTAAGTCAATCAAAGAACAATTAGCCTTTTGTTGAAAGCTTAACTATTTATTTAGAGGAGATTTAAATGAATGGCTCTACCAATACTAAGACCGTCTAGTCAGACTAGCGCAATAACACTACCTTCTGGAAGTTCTCCTAGTGACGTATCTGCTGCAGAGTTGCCTTTTGGGATATATCAGTCAGATTCATATTTTTTATCTGGAGCGGCTGATCAGGTTGCGTATACATACAAAAAATTTGGTGGTGATATATTAGACATAGAGATAACAAAAGAACAAGTTTATGCAGCGTATGAAGAGTCTGTTCTAGAATATTCATATATTGTCAACATTCATCAAGCAAAAAATGTTCTTGGAGATGTGTTTGGAGATACTACAGGGACATTCAACCACGATGGCAGTACAATAACCGGTCCAGCAAATGTTAGTTTAAAATTTCCAAAGATTACTTTTTCATATGCCAAAAGAGTATCTGAAAGAGTTGCAACTGAAGCGAACATTGGGGGCAATGTTAGAATTCATTCTGCTTCTTTTACTACAGCTGTAAACCAGCAAGATTATGATTTGCAAAATATTATATCATCATCAGCAGCAACAGATACGGGTGTTCCTTATTATGGTTTGGTGGGGAATAAAAAGATTTATGTTCAAAGAGTGTACCATAAAACTCCCCATGCGATGTGGAGGTTTTATGGCTACTATGGTGGTTTAAACACTGTTGGAGATTTGGCTAGCTATGGTCAATTTGCTGATGATTCAACATTTGAAGTGATACCTCCATTTCAAAATAAACTTCAAGCTATGGCGTTTGAGGATGCTATATATACACGAAATTCTCATTATTCTTACGAGATCAAAAATAATAAATTAAGATTATTCCCCGCTCCTGTTGGAAATAGTCCATCACAATTTTGGATTGAATTTTATATCAGAGAAAATGCCTGGGAAGAATCATCAGGTCCAAAAAGTGGAATTGATGGTATTAATAACATGAACACTCTTCCGTTTAGTAATTTACCGTATCAAAATATAAATTCAATTGGTAAGCAGTGGATTAGAAGGTTTGCTTTAAGCTTATCCAAGGAGATGTTAGGACAAGTTCGTAGCAAGTTTGGCTCCATCCCCATCCCTGGGGAGGCGGTTAATTTAAATGGCGATGCGTTACTTACACAAGCCAAAGAGGAACAAGATAAATTAAGAGAAGAACTTAAAACCGTCTTAGATGAATTAACTTATAGTAAAATGGCAGAAAATGATGCTAGTTTTATGGAGAGTACAAGCAAGATTCTATCTAAAATACCAAATCCGATTATTGTGGGGTAAAATATAAATGGCAGATCGTGAAAATAAATGGACACAACCCACACAACCTCCTCCCCCATTGTTTGTGGGAAAAAAAGAACGTGATTTGGTTAAACAAGTCAATGATGAATTAATAGAGAGAGTCATAGGGCAACAAATAGCTTATTATCCCATAAGCATTGAACATACTAATTTTCATTCTTTATATGGCGAAGCTATCCAAAAAACATTTTTGCCCCCTGTACGAGTCTATGCTCTAATAATGTGGGAGGGAGAACAAACTACAAATACTGATTTTGGTATAGATAGAAGGCCTTCTATTATAATTCATTTTCACAAACGTAGGTTAACAGAAGATCAAGATTTGTTTGTCAGAGAAGGTGATTTTGTGTTGTATGGAGAACAATTTTATGAAATAGCAACTCTCAATGAACCAAAAGAACTGTTTGGACAAGTAGATCATAAAATGGAAATAGAAGCCAAGTGCATTAAGGCTCGTGAGGGAACGTTCAATGCCAAGTAAAGAATATGGACAAGAATACCAACCATCGACATTAGAAAATGTAGATTTTGCTTTTTATGACTGGATCGATAAAAGAATGGATATTTTTACTACAACTCATGATGGATTTAAAAAAATACCAATCATTTGGTCTTCACCAGAACGAGCTTTTCAAATTAAAAATACTAAAGAATTTAGGGATTCGAAGGGAACCTTAATTTTGCCCTTGATAACAGTTGAAAGAGCTAGTGTGGAAAAAAACCCTGAAAGTAAAGGCACTTATTGGGGTAATGTACCTCCTATAGATAATATACGCGGAGGCAGCATAACAATAGCTAAAAAAATTAATGTAGAAAAGACACGCAACTACCGCAGATCAGACTCTAGGAGAGCAAGCGGAGGTTCAGCAGATATAGGACATCAACAAGACAATTTTCCAACGAATCGTGCTAAGTCGGCATCAGTTTTATATGGCGGAAAGAACCCACCTGAAGCCGGAAAGACAATCGTTTATAATGTTATGACAGTTCCTATGCCTGTTTATATTGATGTTGTCTATAAAGTGAATATTATGACTAACTATCAACAACAAATGAATGAAATTATAGCTCCTTTTATAACAAGACCAGGAGGAATAAACTATCAATATATTAACAAAAATGGTCACCGTTATGAAGCATTTATACAGCCGCAGTTTGCTTTTGAAAATAACATTTCTTCCATGGACGTTGAAGAAAGATTGTATAAAACTTCACTTGATATAAAGGTGTTAGCGTATCTTATTGGAAGTGACAAAAATCAAATTAGGCCAAAAATTGCAGTTAGAGAAACTGTTGCTAAAGTTAAATTACCACGTGAAAAAGTTATTTTTGGAGACATTCCAGAACACAATGATCCTAATACAACCTTTTATAAGGAATAAAATGGATTTTCAATCTTAGAGCAACTATTTACTACAGAAAACAAGAAATACGTATTCCATTTTATAGGTTAAAAAAAAGGAGAAATACAGATGTCAGTTGATAAGTTTAAATTTGTTTCACCGGGTGTTTTTGTTAATGAGATTGATAAATCACAGAAACCGGATATTGCGGGGGCGATGGGACCTCTTATTATTGGACGAGCCCGCCGTGGACCAGCCATGCGCCCGGTAAGAGTTAGTTCAATGTCTGAATTCGTTGAAATATTTGGTAATCCCGTCCCAGGCGGCGTCGGCGGCGATTTATGGCGCAATGGAAACCTTGCTGGACCCACCTATGGCGCATACGCTGCGCAGGCTTGGCTACAGAACAATAGTCCAGTAACCTATATCAGACTGTTGGGGGATCAACACGCTCAAGCTACTACCGACGGTGAGGCGGGCTGGAATTTCGACAAGTCTCCCAAAACCGATGTAAGTCTTAATGGTGGTGCGTATGGGTTGTTTGTTCTAGAATCTGGATCATGGCACTTGGGAGATCGCAGCACCGCCACTCTGGCGGGGATGAATGCCGTAACTGGTACTCTTGGAGCCATTTTTTATGTAAAAAATGGTGCCGTTAGACTCAGTGGAACGTTAGTCACGACTGATGCGGCAACCACCGCA